AAAAAAGAGTGGCGTGATATAGTATCACCATCATCAAGTGATCGAAAGATTATTTCAATAGACTTTTCATCACTTGAAGCAAGGATTGCGTATGGTTTAAAGAATAAAGATAAACCTGCAGCAGATATATACGAACACATTAAAAATCTACTTGGTGATAATTTTAGTCGTAGTCAGGTAAAAATAGCGACAATATCTCTCCTATATGGTATGAATGAAACATCACTTGTTGCATCACTCGGTGGAAAAGATCAGGCAAAAACGCTGCTAAAAGAAATTAAAAAAATCTTTAAAATTAAAGCTATTGAAGAGGAACTTAGGGGAAAAGTTTCAAATGGAATGATTAAAAACTTTTATGGTAGAATGATTGAAGTACCTGAAGATAGATTAATCATTAATTCATATATTCAATCAACGGGTGTTGAAATTGCTCTACATGGATTTTCTAACTTTGTAGAAAATACAAAAGATCTAGACATAAAACCACTTTTCATATTACACGATGCGTTAATTTTAGATGTACCAAAAGATTTAGATTTATCAGAATATAAAAAATTTGCTGAACATATTCCGCAATGGAATATAGAATTCCCAGTACAGATATCAAATTTTTATTAAAGGTCAAAATGAATCAAGAAATCAGCCCAGAGCAAATTGTTGAAAATTATAATAAATTTAGATCATATTGTGAAAAACTAGGTGATAGATCAGAAAAAGTTTTAGCTCTAGTTGATTCATTAGGTGAACAATTAGCGCTATGTCCAGCTTCTGGAAAGTTGGAATATCATAGAGCCACACCTGGTGGTCTTGTTGAGCATTCCTTAAGAGTGTTGAGTAATGCAGTTAAACTTACAAAAGAATTTGGATGGTCAAATTCATATTCAAAAGAAAGCTTAATTATAAGTTCTTTATTTCATGATATTGGAAAAGTTGGTTTACCATCTCCTGAAGGTTGGACACCATATTATATTCCGCAAGAATCAGAATGGCATCGTGAAAAATTAGGTGAAATGTATAAGCATAATGATAAAATGCCTTATATGACAACCCAACAAAGAAGCGTTTTTATTATGCAGTACTATGGAATTAATCTTAAATATGATGAATATTTGGCGATTTTATTAAATGATGGTTGGGTAGTTCAAGAGAATAAACCTTATTGCTTAAAAGAACCACCTTTAGCACATGTTATTATGACAGCAGACTATATTTCAACAACACAGGAAAAACAATGAGTATCAGAGATTTAATTACGTCAACAACACAAACCCCAATAACCTTTATCAACAATATTAAAGATAAGGTTGCAGAAGTTTTTATTAAGTTAAATGTATTAGAAACAAGCGTAGATTATTTAAATAATGCAAAGAATTCTTTATCTGAAAAGATAAATGCGCAACAAAAAGCAATGAATTTATTTGTTTCACAGTATGAAAATTACGTTGCTTCAATTCAGCAGAATCATGTAAAGTTTCAGGCTGAAGTTTTAAATTCACTTCAAGAGGCTATTAACACAATCCCAAAACAAGGACCAAAAGGTTTAAGAGGACCTCAAGGTGAACAGGGACCACAAGGGCCAGAGGGACCGCAGGGTGTTCAGGGACCACAAGGTCCACAAGGCGAAAAAGGTCCAAGAGGTCTTCAAGGACCACCCGGTCCAAAGGGCGAAGATTCAAAGGCAGAAGTTGAGGAAATTTTGAATCAGTTATCTGAAATTAAAGAATTCAACGGAAATGTTGATAATTTTCTTATGCAGGTTTCTCAAAAACTAAACATTGAATGGAAAAAATAACGCTGATTTTTTTGTGAACAATAGAGGAACATATAATATATTAAATTTTGAAAGGATCTCATAAGAGATAAAGCAATATAAAAGGTATAAAATGTCAATTAATTTAGATGCTATTCGTGCAAAAGTTTCACAACTCTCTGGACTTAGTAAGGGTCGTAAAGACGTTCTTTGGAAGTCTGAACCTGGTGAGTATACTGTTCGTCTTCTTCCTTGGAAGAACAATGATGGTCAACCATTCAAGGAGCGTTGGTTCTATTACAACATTGGTCAAGGAAGTATTCTTGCACCAAATCAATTTGGAAAGAATGACCCAATTCAAGAACTTATTAACAAACTTCATGCTTCAGGAAAGAAGGATGATAAGGAATTGGCAAAGAAGCTTTACCCAAAGATGAGAGCATTTGCCCCTGTTATTGTTAGAGGCCAAGAGGAAAAAGGTGTTATGCTTTGGTCAATGAGCAAAGGTGTTTATGCACGACTTCTAGAATTTTTCCTAGATTCTGACATTGGTGATATTACTGATCCTAACGAAGGTTTTGATCTCAAGGTTAAAATTATTAAACAGCCTGGTAAGATGTATGCTGATACTGTTGTAGATCCAGCACGTAAACAATCAAAACTTTCTGAATCAGAAGATAAAACAACATCATTACTAAATTCAGTTCCAGATATTGATGAGCTTTATAAACTTAAGTCTTACGAAGATATCAAGAAGCAACTTGAATCATGGTTAGCTGGTGATACTGCAGAAGAGAAACAGGAAACTCAAGGTGTTTCAAAGGGTGGATCAAATTCATCAGATGCACTTGATGATCTTGTAAATGAAGTATCAGCAAAGCCTGCACCAAAAAGCCAGTCAAAACTTCCACAAACAAAGAAAGTAGCAGATAATCTTGATGCTGCATTTGATGATTTGTTGAGTGATGATTGATAGAAAATAATCACTAAAATAAAATGCCAGAATGTAATGTTCTGGCATTTTTTATTAAATTTATCAAAAATTTGGAGTATAATATTTCCTATGGCAAAGAAAGAAAAAATTGTTGAACAGGTAGATTCAGACATTACAAGCTTTGCAGATGATCTTATTAAGTCATTGAACAAAGAATTCTCACAGAGAGTTGCATATAATCTCTCGGTTGATGAAGCACCAACAATTGTAAAACGTTGGGTATCAACAGGATGTACACAACTTGATTATATTATCGCAAATAGAAAGAACGGTGGTTTACCTGAAGGTAGAATTATAGAAATTTTCGGACCACCTTCAAATGGTAAATCACATATTGCGTTACAGGTTTGTAAATCAACTCAACGAATGGGTGGTATTGTGGTTTACATTGATACAGAAAACGCAACTAGCATTGAAAACCTTGCTTCTATGGGTATTGATGTTTCAAAGAGATTTGTATACGTTGAATCATCATGTACAGAAGAAGTATTTTCAATAATTGAATCAACAATAGTTAAAGCAAAACAACTTAAAAAAGATGTTCCTATCACAGTTGTTTGGGATTCAATTGCTGCAACTTCGCCAAAAGCAGAAATTGAAGGTGACTATGATCAACAAACAGTAGGTTTGCAGGCAAGAGTTCTTTCAAAGGGCTTTAGAAAAATAACAGGTGTTATTGGTGATAATAATGTTACTTTGTTATGTCTTAATCAAACAAGATTAAAGATAGGTGTAATGCATGGTGATCCCACCACAACAAATGGTGGATTAGCTCTACCTTTTCATGCTTCAGTTAGAATTCAATTAACTGGTGGATCAAAAGTTGAAGATAAAGATGGTAACATTATTGGTATTAATGTTATTGCAAAGACTGTAAAAAATAAGGTTGCAGCACCACACCGCAGGGCAGAATTTAAAATAATGTTTGGTCAGGGAATAGACGAAACTGAAGAATTATTTGATTTATTGAGGCTTGCTGGTCCAAAGGAAGTTGAAGGTGATTTAACAGTCGAAGTTTCAGGTGATGGTGCATGGAAAACATTCCAAGTATCAAATACAAAAACAGGTGAGATTATTGTTACCAAAAAATTCAATAAAAAAGATTTTGGCGATGTAGCCAAAGAATACAAGAATTATATGGATCCACTAATTGATGCTGTTTTGGTTAAACAATTAACTGGAACTAATGAAGAATTAGATAACGATGACGCAGAACCAAACTGATTTTTCCGGTAAAAAAATACTATTAATAGATGGATTAAACGCATTTACTCGTAATTTTGCTGCTTATCCACAATTGGATAAAAATGGTCTATCTATTGGTGGTGTTGTTGGAACATTAAAAACTTTAAAAAAGTTAATAATGTTAACCGGTTGTAATCTTGTTGTGTTCTGTTGGGAAGGCGGCGGGTCATCCCGCCGCCGTTCTTTGTATTCTGATTATAAAGCAACAAGAAAACCTGAAAAATTAAATAGGTTTTATGAAGATGATATTCCAGAAACAGAAGAAAATAGAAACAGACAGGTAAAACTTCTTGTTTCTTTAATGCAACATTTGCCAGTTTGTCAAATTTATGTTGAAGATGCTGAAGCTGATGATTTAATTGGTTACTTATGTACCCACAAATTTAAGGATAATGAAAAAATAATTGTTTCTTCAGATAAAGATTTTTATCAATTAATAGATGAAAAAACAACGATATATAGTCTTCATAAAAAACAATTCCTTGATGAAAAATATATCCTTGATAATTTTCAAATAACACCACAAAATTTTGCTCTTGCAAAAACTTTATGCGGTGATGTCTCAGATAATATAAAAGGTGTTAAAGGTCTTGGCTTTAAGACTGTAGCTAAAAAATTTCCAATGTTATCTTTAAAAGATTCTTTTTTGTTAGAAGATTTAATTTCTTATTCCTCTGTGAGGATAAAAGAATCTCAAATATATAAAAGAGTCGTTGAAAGTGAAGAATTAGTCAAATTAAATTGGAGACTCGTATACTTAAATGGTACAATGCTATCAGCCCAACAAATATCGAAAATAGATTCAAGATTAGATGCGTGGAAACCAAATCTAAACAAAATCTCTTTTACGAAGCAACTCATTTCATTTTACAATCCAGATTTTGATATAGATACGTTCATTTATCCATTCAATTCTTTATTATCTTAAATTTGTTCTTTTCGTTTTTATAAGTTATAGTATTCAACCAGGGATTAATTTATGTCTACACAAGCATCTAGCTTTGCAGCGTATGGTAAGTCATTCCAAGAAAAAATTATTCAAGCATTACTTGTCGATAAACAGTTCGCTGAACAAATGACAGAAGTAATGAATATTGAATATTTTGAATTAAAATACCTACAATATCTAGCAAACAAATACTTTTCATACGCAAGGAAATATAAAGAATTTCCAACATTTGATTTATTGATAACAATCATCAGGGATGATTTAAAAAATGGTTCTGATGTTATTTTAAGGGACCAAATTATTGAACTTCTTAAAAGAATTAGAACCAATCCAGATCCAGGTGATCTTCCATTTGTTAAAGAAAAGTCGCTTGATTTTTGTAGAAAGCAAGCATTAAAATCTGCAATTGAAAAAGCAATTGATTTAGTTTCAACAGAAAAATATGAAAGTATTGTTGAAATTATTAAAACTGCAGTTTCAGTTGGAACAACACCCTCAGTTGGTCACGATTTTATAAATGATTTTGAAGCAAGGTTCGTAAGACTTAAAAGAGAAGTTGTTCCAACAGGTCTCGAACAACTTGATAAGAAAGAAATTCTTCAAGGCGGTCTTGGTAGGGGTGAAATCGGTGTTGTTGTTGGTAACACTGGTACAGGTAAATCACACTTCCTTGTAAATCTTGGATGCAATGCAATGCGTGAAGGAAAAAATGTTCTTCACTATACTTTTGAATTAAGCGAAACTGCAGTTGCTGTTAGATATGATTCAAATCTTTGTGATATGAATTCAAATGAAGTTCTTGATAAGAAAGAAGAAATTCATGAGAAATATTCAAAGATGAAGCTCGGAAGACTTTTCATTAAAGAATATCCAACATCAACTTGTACAGTTCATATGATTAGAAATCACGTTGAGAAGCTTTCTCTTAAAGGTTTTATACCTGATATTATTCTTATAGACTATGCAGATATTATGAGATCATCTCGCCAATTTGATTCATTAAGACATGAATTAAAATTAATCTACGAGGAATTAAGAGGATTAGCAACTGAACTACAAATTCCAATCTGGACAGCCTCACAGGCAAACCGTGATTCTTCAAACA